TATTAATAAATGAAGAATAAATTGATAGAAATAACTCATATGTTTATATTTATATATGAAAAATTGCATAAATATAATAAAGGCGGAGATAATTAACATGCGTAAACTAAGACATGCTAAAATCCGTAATACAGGTTTGTTGTTTGAATTTTTAATCAGACAGACAACCGCGGACATTTTAGATAATAGTAAGAAAAACCAAGCGGTTAAGATTATTAAAGAAAGGTTTAGTTCTAAAACTGAGCTTGGAAAAGAATTATCTTTATATAACTGCCTAAATACTAATAAATTTAAGAGTGATAAAAAAGCAGGTTTTTTTATAAATGAAGTTTTGAGTGAAAGGAAAAAGCTTAATAACAAACAATTAAAAAGAGAAAAATATAATTTAATAAAAGAAATAAAAGAAAACTATGATTTGCAAAAATTTATGTCATCTAAAATAAATAATTATAAATTATTTGCCTCTATATATAAATTATTTGAATATTCTCAAATATCACCTGAAGAAAAAACTATATCTTATTTTAATATAGTAGAACATGTCACTACTACAAAAAGTTCTATTAAGTTGTCAGAAACAGCTAAAAATTTACCAGATGATGAAGATTTAAGAATATTAACATATAGAACTTTATTAGAAAAATTTAATCAAAAATATACAAAATTAAGTAGTGCACAAAAAAATCTTCTTAAAGAATATATCAATAATGTATCAAACACAAATTCATTAAAAGATACATTGAGAGAAATAGTTAAAGGTTTAAAAAAAGATTTAAAAGCAAATTCTAAAAACTTACAAGATAAAGTTGTAAAAATTAAAATGAAAGAAGCTATAAAATCTATAAGCGAGTTTTGTGGTATTAACAATAAGTCAAAAGTAGTAAAAGACTCACATG